GGTATAGGGGATACAAATGGGGTATCCCCTATATTGTTTAATAATGTATGTTATTTTGTTATCAAATCAAATAAGTATCTTTGTTGAAAACAATAATATTATTGATATGTGTAATACAAGCGGTTGTTGTCATGATCATTCACGGGAACGTCCTGAAGAATGCTGTCATGGTGTTAAGATAGATAAGTTTCTTAACAAATGCCCCGAGGATCCTTGTGATCCTTGCGATCGGGATTGTCAGGACGAGCCTTGTGTTGGCTATGGATGTCCTATAGTTTTATATGATAAATGCGTCTTATACTCAGGTGATGAGTTGGTGGTGGACGGTATAGAGAAAGGTACTGATATATCTGTCGTTATAGACTCATTGAGGCGTATTATAGCGTCTAGGGATAAGCAGATAGATTTATACCATCGTGAGGTTCTGGATTTGAAGAAAATTATAAACGAGCTTGTCAACGCCGGTAATGGCGGCGGTGATAATGGTGCGGAAGAGGAGGTATGGTAATGAATGGTTGTAACAAGAAGCAATACAGGCCTACTGTAGATGAGACGAAGGTGCCATGTTCTACGTATATGAGCACCGATTGTATTTATCCCGGAGACAAGGTACGTGTGGAGTCGCTGGGATTGTCCCCTAATTGCGATATGTCTGATGTCCTTAACGCTATGATAAAGGCTATACGGGATAGAGATGCGGAGATATCCGAGTTAAGAAGAATGATCAATAAATTAATTTGATAATATGAGAAATTGTAATCCATGTAAGCCGGAATATAGACCGGGGAACGAATGTAGTATCTACAGCTCCCAGATCATATATGATGGTCAGTCGTTTCCTGAGGCGGATATCAGGAACGGAGATGGCATGAATAGCGTAATCGAGTCTCTGGTAAGGAAGCTGGTTGCCGTATCTGGAGCAACGGCGTCCATCCAAAGGGATTCGTTTAAGGGAGTGCAGGCCGTAAGGTTAAGATACGAGCCTCTGAATGTTCTTAGCGTGACCTACTGCGGTACTATCGTACCTAACGACGGGTATGTCGTTTCTGGTAGATCCGTTAAGTTCAAGAAAAGGTATTGCATGGGCGATGAGTTCGCTGATGTTAATATCGTATATACTACATTAAATAGTAATATTTTAAATTCATCTTGTTATGGCTAATAGAGTATATGATACGGTATTGGCTTCCGAGTGTGACGGTTGGGTATGTGGTGAGACACTCAAGAAAGGATCTGTCCCGGCCGATAGATTGGAGCTTGACTCTTTCTCGAAGGCCGTCAGGGAGCTTATAGAGCGCTTTTTCGAGGAGGGATGGCTGCCGGACATGATCTGTGATCTTGGTTGTGGAGGCGCCAGTGTATTTGAGATTAAGCCTACTAACTTCGAGTATCCTCCTGAGGGCGGTGAGCAGATTCTGGAGATTATCGTAGGTAAGAGTGATAAATGGACTATAACTCAAGCGGAATGATATGAATAATTTAAAAGATATTCTTGCTAAGATCGAGCAAGGCTCCTCATGGGTGTCCTACGACAAGATTTCCGGTACCGGCCCTGATAAGGTGGCTATTAAAGTAGAGCCGGGATGGATGGGTAGGTTGCCTAGGGAGACTTACGTAGCGGTCGAGAAAGGCAAGGTAACGAAACTCGCTACCATAACCCAGAAGGGTATTGAGCGGGTGAGCGTAGATCCGGCCAATATCATGTTCGACATGGATGGCGGGACGGCGGTCATCAACGCCAAGCTTAACTCCGCCTCGGTCAAGGCCTCCTGCCTTACCCTTGGTGGTTCGGTAAGTAAATGCTATATGGTGTCTATGAACGTCAACGGGTTATCCGTTAAGATACCTGACGAGGATAGCAGATACGTGGTGTACGCCGATCCTGAGGATCCGGGAGCCACTGACCTGTATGACGCTAGCTTCGTTATAGCCATGCCTAAGAACATGGATAACGAGGAGCATCATGAGATGTTTGTCTTGAATGGCAAGGTTGTTAATATCAATCAACAGCCTAATGATATACCTTATATCATACTTGATCATGACTTCGATAACGTGACTAGCGAGAACGGTCAGGTTGTCATCGATATCAAGTCAAATACCGAGTATGATATCGAGCTGGTATGTTGCACTTGCGGTGATGGTAGTGAGCCGGAACCGGAACCACCCTTCAACGTGGATCCGCAAAGGTTGACGCTTAATAAGGATGGTGATACCCAAATCGTGAGGGTAGAGGCCGGAGATGATGTTTCATGGAGAATAACTGAAGGATAATATGGCAAGGGAAATAGATAAGAATTGTGTCGAGGGTAATTGCTTTGCCATTAACGACAAGAGCCATGGGGTAGGCGATAATAAGCTTAATATCGTATACAAGGCTAATTATACCGGTCAGATCTGTACGGCTAAGTTCCGTATAACGTCAAAGGACGGTAGTATTGTCAAGGAGTATATGATAGCTCAGGACGCCAAGCCCGTTTATTATAATATCAAGATGGTTCAGCCGTTCACCAAGGACGACTGTCTGGCCAACCAGCATGGATCGGTGGTGTTGTATACGGTCGAGGAAAGGACTTACAAGTCGTTTATCTCGCAGGAGGACGCAGACGCCAAGGCTATGGAGGATATAGCCCTGAACGGTCAGAAATACGCCAACGAGCATGGTGAGTGTATAACCGATATCTGGTATAACGAGGAGCAGAGAAAGACGTTTATACGTAATAATTGCGATAAGTTCAGTGACGGTCAGGAATATGTTTATATCATTCCTGAGGGCAAGTACGTATCTTCCATCTCTCAGGAGGACGCCGATAGGAAGGCTCTTGAGGATATTGAGAAGAACGGTCAACAACAAGCCAATTTGGAGGGTGAGTGTAAGCCTAAGGAGAATATCTATTATGGTAAGTTTAGTAAGACCTTTACCCGTAACAATTGTGACTCCACCCAATACGGTACTGATGTGGTTGTCGATGAGACGATGGTTACAGGGGACTTCAGATCCATCGTGTCTCAGGAAGACGCTAATAGCCTAGCCCAAGCCGCTGTCGAGGCTCAAGGTCAGGATATAGCGAATATCAAGGGTAACTGTGAGAAGATACCGGTATTTACCGGATCGTACTCCAAGGTATTCCAGAGAACCAACTGCCCTGAGGGTTCTACTCCTGTTGACTTCACTGTGGACGAGAAGATGTGTTCTGGATATCCGTTCACTTCTACGGTATCGCAGGATGCCGCCAACAAGCTGGCGCAGGACGCTGTCGAGGCGCAAGGTCAGGCTATCACCAACGAGCGTGGCGACTGTCAGACTAACGTCTACTATAACGTAAGGATGGAGAAGACAGTCACTAGAAACAATTGCGATGAGTTCCATATCGGTCAACCTTATACTTATGTCGTTTCCGCCGGTAAGTACTTCTCTATTATCTCCCAGAAGGACGCTGATGATAAGGCTAAGGCTGATCTTGAGGCTAACGCCCAGCAACAAGCCAACCTAGAAGGTGAGTGTAAGGAGAAGACGATCTACTACGGTAAGTATAGCAAGGAATTTACCAGAAACAATTGCGATAAGACTCAGTACGGAACCAAGGTTACCGTGGATGAGACTATGGTGACAGGGGATTTCAGGTCTACCGTATCTCAGGAAGACGCCAACAATAAGGCTAAGGCCGCCGTCGAGGCTCAAGGTCAGGATGTGGCTAACGTGAAAGGTAAGTGCGAGAAGGTGCCTGTATATACCGGTACTTATACACGTACGTTTACCCGTAACAATTGTGGTACTGGCACTGGTGGTACTTATACGGTAAATGATAGGATGGTTGACGGTTATCCGTTCACGTCTACCGTATCTCAGGAGGATGCCAACAACAAGGCTAAGGCCGCCGTTGACGCCCAAGGACAGGCCCTTGCCAATATCCACGCCCTTTGTACGTACACCGGCCGTGCTTCCTTGGAGTTCACGAGAAACAACTGTGGTGAGTGTAAGATCGGATCTAAGGTGACGATCACCCAAGATATGGTAGAAGGACACCCATTCCAGTCTAACGACTCCCAGACCGCCGCTGACGCTATGGCTATGACCGCCGTACAGGCTCAAGGACAGGCTTTGGCTAACACCAAGGGTACTTGCTCTAACGCCACTATGTATACCGGCAAGGCTAGCTTCGGGTTCACGAAGAGCAATTGTGGCGCTAATCAGGTAGGAAATCCGTTCACCGTGACACAAGATATGGTGGAAGGTCATCCGTTCCAGTCTTGTGTATCACAGGATGAGGCTAACTTAGTCGCTATGGCCGCTGTCATGAATCAAGGTCAGAAGATCGCCGATGAGCGTGGTACTTGCCATGAGGCTCCTAAGTACACCGGCCATTATAGCGAGGCGTTCGAGAAGAACAACTGTCCGTCTGGTCTTATCCCGTCTTCAGTTACCGTTACTGAGGCTGACGTGACCGGAGGTCCGTTCTACTCATACGAGAGCCAGTTAGCCGCCGATGAGCTTGCCAAGGCCGCTGTCAAGGCGCAAGGTCAGGCTATAGCCAACGATCGTGGTACTTGCGACGAACTGAAGATATATGTAGGTAATTATAGCAAGGAGTTCACTCCTAAGTGTCCTACTTGTCAGTATGCAGATCCTATCACCGTAACCCCGGATCTTATGGGTCAGTTCTTTACCTCAACCCGTTCTCAGGAAGAGGCAGACGCTTTGGCTAAGGCCTATATCGACAGAATGGGTCAGGCGTTCGTCAAC